ATGCAGGGGTGGGGTCGCAGGACGCAGGGTGCGCGGCGAGCAGGGCGCGAGGCGGTCGAACGCCTGCTGCGCGGAGACCGGGAACGGGGCGACGTCCCGGGGTGGGTGCTCATCACCCTCGTGACTGTGCCCAGGAGTCACCCGATCGGGTCCGGCGGGTGAGTGCTGGTACCGGTCACGTTCGTGACCGTGCCCAGGAGTCACCCCTCGTCTTCCGCCACGTCCTGACGGTGCGCGCACAGTAGCCCACGCGCGCGGCCGTCTCACAGCCCCGCAGGTCAGCCCTCCGTGTGCGGGCGGACAGCCCACCGCCGCGACGGGTCAGCGCCGATCGGCGTCGTGTGGGACTGCCACCGGCCGACGTCGGCGCATCCCTCCGCGGCGAGCGCCCCGCACACCGGACACTCCCAGAGCGTGTGCCACCACGGGTCCGAGCACCCGCACCGGACGAACCGCTCGTGCGGACGGTCGCGAACGGTGCCCCACGCGGACGCGCACGCCGGACACCGCCGCGGCGGGATCTTCAACCACCGGCCCCGCCGGACCTCCACCCAGCCCGGCCACCGCTGAACGCCCATCCCTCCATCGTCGCACTGTTCGAACCTGTGTTCGAACGCGACGAAGCGCCCCCGCCCTCCACGTGGGAGGAGCGGGGGCGCGGTCGCGTGCGGGGACGGTCAGGCGGTCGGACGCCAGCCGAGCTCGAGAAGGTGCTCGACGATCTTGTCGGCCGCGCTGATCGGACCAGCGTTCGTGCCGTAGGCGGCCTCGATGTCGACGTCGTGGTACTCGAGCAGGTCGCGGACGGCTTCGGCGACCTCGTCCTTCGCGGCGCTCACCTCGGGGACCTCGTAGCCGGCGGGCGCGGACGTGTCGACGATCGACGTGATGACGTGCACGCCGTCGCCGTCCGGCTCGACGATCTTCGGCGTCGAGGACAGGCCGAGGTGGCGCAGCCACGCGTCGACGGCGGGGATCGCCATGATGCGCGCGAGGGCTGCGGAGACGGCCGCGAGGACCGCGCCGGCGGCGACGACCCACGCGAGCCACCGGTCGGGCAGGTACTCGCCGAGCTCCTCGTGCAGGATCGCCGCGACGAGCGGGGCGACCAGGCCGAGCACGAGCACGACGGAGAGGACGGTCTGCACCGCGGTGCGCCAGGACGCACGGCCCGGGTTGGCCTGCTGGGTGGACGTGGTGGTCACGAGGTGGCTCCGATCAGGTGGGCGAGCACCCGCAGGGGCTCGAGGACGAACACGTGGACGATGGCGACCGCGAGCGCGACGCCGAGAGCGAGGGCCGCGGCCGCGACGGCTGCGGCCGCGGCGACGCGCCGCACGAGGCGTGCGGCGCGGCGACGGGTGCGCGGGGTCACCGGAAGAGGCGGCCGGCGTTGAGCTCGGCCTGGATGACCTTCACGCCGGCGGACGGGCGGCCCCACTCGCCGTCGCCGACGTACCCGCGGGCCCGGCCCGTGGGCGTGGTCTCGAGGTACTGCTGGAACGCCCAGTCCGTTCGCGTGCGCGCGATGACCGCGGACGGGACGTTCTGCCGGTGACCGAAGCCGTCGACCTCGAGCACGCGCCCGTCGTAGTCGCGGAAGCCGCGGGCGTTGAGGAAGCGCTGCAGCGCGCGCGTGAAGTTCGACGGCGCGCTGAGTGTCCCGTCCGGGTTGGCCGAGCCGATCGCGCGCTGCATCGCGCCGAGCGTGCCCGAGCCCTCGAACCCGTCCTCGTCGAGCTTCCCGCTCGACGGGGACGGGGCGGGGCGCGCCGGGGCCGACGCGCCGTTGATGCGCGCGACGAAGCCCGCCCAGCCGCCCTCGGCACCGGACAGGAGCTGCGTGGGGCAGTTCTTCCCGGTGATGTCGTGGTGGTTCTTGAGCGCGTCGCCCACGCCCTGCGACCGCGCCACCGCGCGAGCTCGATCCCGTTCTGGACGGTCTGGGCGTAGTCGCCGTCGGGGTTCACGCACAGCTCGACCGAGACGTAGTGCAGCCCGCCGCGCCCGGCGGACCACGTCTTGATCCCGTTCGGGAACGACTGCACGGCCTCGGTGTCGTCGACCGTCCAGTTCCACGACGCGTTGCGCACGTTGCCGCGCTTCTGCAGCCGGGCGTGCGCCGCAGCGTTCGCGCCGCGGCTCTTGTTCGCCGTCTCGTGGAAGAGGATGCCGAGCGCCTTCGAGCCCGCGCCGTCGGTCATCGACCGGACGATCGAGGCGGGCGCGAGGTCCTGTCGGGTGGTGACCATGGGGAGCCTCCTGGGTATGACGAGGCCCCGGCCGCCGTGGTGGCGGCCGGGGCCGTGGGTGGGTGTGGGTGCTTGGGTCAGTCGCGCGGCCAGGGCGCTCGTGCGTCGATCTGCTCGCGCGTGATGCCGAGCTCGAGGAGCCAGCCGCGCAGCTCGGATGCGTTCTCCGCGTAGCGGCGGGCCTTGCGGTAGGCGTCGTCGCGCTCGGTCTCGGTGGTGCGCAGCCGGGCGTAGGCGTCGTCGCGCTGGCGCACGAGGCCGGCGTTGCGGCCTCGCTCGCGGGCGGCCGCGCCGGACAGCCACGCGGTCAGGCCCTTGGCGAGGGTGGGGACGAGCGCGCCGCCGCCGACCGCGACGATGAGCGCGGCCCAGGCCTGGGCGGTGGTGAGGTCGATCAAGGCCCCCGCCTCTCAGTCGTCGTCGTGCCGGCGGGAGACAGGTGGTTCGGGGTCGTAGGCGTAGCGGCGAATCCGGAACCACCGGACCGCGAGCAGGAGCGCGAGCATCGTCAGCGCACCGGCCTGCGGCCAGCGGTTGCCGTCGGGGATCGTCAGCTCGAGCGTGACGACGACCATGACCCAGACCGCGAGTCCGGTGATGCACGCGATGACGGCGGCCCGCTCGAGCCACCAGACCCCGGGCAGGGTCGCGAACACGCCGAGCACGCCGCCGAGGATGATGAATCCCGCCCAGATCGTCGTGAGCACGGGGCCGAGCTCGCCGGCCACTGACGACGGTGGATCGACGAGCGCGGACAGCCCCACCCCGAGCGCGACCATGTAGGCGATCCAGTGCAGGAACGTCACGACTTTGGGTTCCTGGACCTTGCCCCAGAGCCCTTGCAGAACACTCATGTGATGCCCCTTCCTGGGCATGACGAAGCCCCCGTCACCACGCGGTGCGGGGGCTCGGAGAGGACGTGTCAGACGGCGAGCACGCTGACGCGGTTGACCGTGACGCCTGCGGCTGGAGTGACCGTCACGGGGATGTTCGCGGACGCGTCCGCGGGGAGCGTGACGACGCGGCGCACCCGCGACACCCCGGCGGGCACGTTGTGCGTGCTGACCTCGCCCGCCCCGACCTGCACGGTGAGGGTGGTCGCGGCCCCGGCCTCGACGTCGACGAGGACCTCGCGCGACGCGCCGAGGTGCTGGTCCTGTCGGTACTGCGTGATCTGCACGACGTGCGCCGTGCTGCCCGGTACGGCGACGGGTGCCTGCGTGGGCGGGGCGACGTCGTGCCGGCGTGCGGTGTCGGAGTCGGCGAGCCACAGCCCCGAGTACGACAGCACGACGAGCGTGCCGGCATCGCGTCGTGCCGCGATGTCGGCGAGGAACGCCGCGAGCTGTGCGGTGGTGAGGTACCCGGCCTCGTCGAGGTAGTTCGCGTGCAGCATGAACGCGACCCCGACCCCACGCGCGATCGCGGTGTTCAGCGCGCTCGTGATGGACGACGGCGCGGCGTCGTCGATCGTGATGTGCGGCGCACCGATCGGCTGGGCGGTCGGGTCGAGGACGCGGTACTGCCCGGGCGCGTACCCCGCGACGAACGCGTGGTTGCCCATGATGAGCTGCCCCGCGGCGGTCTCGGTGTTCTGCGCCGTGGTCGCGAACGGGGACGCGCCCATGTACGCGCCGGCCGCGAGCCCGGGCGGGCACCAGCCCTCGACCGCGAGCCCGGGGAGGTTCGTGCGGAGCGTCGTGAGCGAGTCGACGATCTGCTCCTGCAGCGCCTGGGGCGTGGTGGCGTTGCCGTGGTTCCCGCCGTGGTTCCACACCTCGCCGCCGTGATCGAGGCACATCGTCTGCAGCTCGGCCCACGTCATGTTGTCGTCGCCGGTGCCGAGGTTCTGCGGGTTGATCGCCTGCGCCCACGGGAGCTGGTACTGCTTGAGCAGGGGGAGCACCTTCGCCTCGAACGCGTCGAGGTGGTGGTCGAACCGGAGCGCGACGACGGGCTTGCCCCCGGTGCCGATGCGGCCACCGCGGCGGACCCGCGCCCGGGAGACGAGGTCGACGTGCCGGTACGGTCCGGCATCGGTCACGGTCGTCGCGCCGGAGAACAGGTTGCGCCACCCCGTCCAGTTGCCCGTCGAGGCGGAGGTCGTGGCGCGGAAGAACATGCTTCCCGACCCTAGCGTCGAGGACCAACGCTGCACGGTGAGCACGGGTGAAACCTGCAGCACCTCGAGCACCCCGGGCAGAGCGTCCGGCGCGTTGAGGAGCGACGCGGCGACTCCCGCCGTCTCCGCGACGTACAGGCCCGGGGTGCGCAGCGCGTTCAGGTCGCTTCCCGACGTGAGAACCGTGATGGGGTCGGCGCGCATGTCGCGCCAGGACGACCACGTGCCCGAGCCGACCGAAACCACGGACCGCAGCCACACCGTCGTCGCGTTCCCGATGGTGATGTACTGCTGCGACACGAACCCGTTCAGGGTCCGGGTCACGAGCACCGTGCCCGCGCCCAGCCCCGGGCCGTTAACCAGAGACTCCCCGATCGCGTTCGTCGCGACCGAGTACACGCCCGCCGTCGTGATCGTGTTGAGGTCCGTCCCTTCGGCGATCGCGCCCTTCACGAACGACGCTGCCGCCTCAGCGTCTCCGATCGCCGCGTCCGTGGTGGTGGCGAGCTGAGCCCACCACTCCTTGGACGGGTGCAGCACGTCGCCGCTCGGGTAGATGATCCCGCGGCCGGTCTGGCCCATGTGTTAGCTCCTTGCGAGGGGGTTGAGGTCGAACTGGTCGAGGGTCTTGCCCGCCCAGTAGGTGTCACGGTCGTCGAGGGTTGCCCCGGACCAGACGAGGTCGTAGTCGTCGAGCGACGGAGCGATGCGCTCGACCTGCGTCACGCGCAGGGAGAGGCGGCTCGTCCCATTGCCCGCCGAGACTGTGTGTCTGAGCCCGAACACGAGCCCGGTGACGCGAAGGCCCGAACGGTGCCGGTCCTCGAGGACGACGCGGTCCCCGAGCTGGCGGCGCGGATCGAAGTTCACCTCGACGTCGTCGAGGTACGGGGTGCGCACGGTCGCGGTCGTCGCGATCCAGTCCGCGAGCGCCTGGGCTTGCGCCTGTGTCTGGACCCACCAGCCGGCGTCGTGCGTGTACACGGCCGCGCCGTCAGGCCCGGTCGCTACCGCAGCGGTCGTGGCCTTGACCACCTGGAACTTGCCGCGCCCGCGCAGCACGGGGAGCTCCTGGCCGAACCGGGCCGACCACACGCCGGTGCCGGCCTCGGACGGGCCCTGCAGCTCGGCGTTCTTGCCCGAGGGCACGGAGCCGACGGTCGTGGTGATCGCGTAGGACCGCCAGTCGATGCGTCGTAGCGCGGTGTCGACGAGCGTGGTCGCTGCCCATGCCTCTCCCGAGGCGTCGGACAGGACCGCGCCGGTGAACGACCCGAGGCCGAAGTTGAAGTCGCTCAGGGTCGACGAGGGGCCGGCCTTCGTGATCGAGGTGTCGACCATGATCCAGTCCTCGCCGCTGGCGGGATGGACCACGTCGGCGACGACGTCGCCAGAGTCGACGGAACCGCCACCAGCCCACAGCGTGACGGAGTCGCGGGAGGCGCGGGTCACGGTGACGTCGGACCACGTGACCTCGACGCCGGAGTAGACGTCGCGCCACTGGTCGGACCACGACGCGTCGAGCAGGTCGTGCTCGGACGTGAGCGTGCTCACGGGCCCGGTGCCGATCGCGTCGCGCGCGACCCAGCGCAGCCTGCCGACCTCGTCGAGCCACATCGCCGAGCCGACCGCCGCAGCGTGCTCCTTGAGCAACGTGAGGGCGTCACGGCCGATGATCGAGGGCTGCACGACGATGTTGTGCATGCTGACCCCGCCGAGAGTGAAGACCGCCGTCGGGGTGTGGGTCAGCCCGGCGAACGCGGACGCGGGGAACGAGACGCGCGCCGCGCCGACGCGGGCCGTGCCGGAGGCGAGGACGCGGACCGCGGTCATGGCGTTGGCCAGCAGCCCGGCTGGCGCAGCGACGGTCGCGGTCGCGGCCGCGCCGGTGTCGGTGCGCAGCTCGGCCGTGATGTTCGATCCCGTCGGCGTGATGCGCGCGATCGCGCGCGACGCGGCCCCTCGGGCGACCGTGACGACGTTCGTCCCGGAGGGCGCTTGCAGCGCGACGAGCGTGGGCGAGAGCACCATGCGCAGCGTCGCGGTGCCGAACGTGACCGTGATGTTCGGGTTCCCCGCCTCGGCACCGGGCCACTGCAGGAGGATCTCCATCGGCGCGTCGAGCAGCCGCGCCGTCGACGGCGTGTACGTCGCGTCGACGTCCTGGACGCACAGGCCCCACGGCGCGGACGCGAACACGGGGAACGCGCCGCCGACAGGCGCCGCGCACGTCGTGACCTCGCCGACCTCGGGCCACATCGACCCCATCGCCGTGACGGAGACGACCGCTCCGACCCCGACCGCCGGGGTCGCGTTGAAGCCGCAGCGCCGCAGCACCTGGTCCGCGATCCAGATGCCCGACATGCCGATGTACCGCGCGATCGCGCCTGGGGTCACGGGCGGCATCGCGTTCATGAGCGGCTGCATCGTGATCGGGCGGTTCAGCCGGTCGATGTCGTCGACGAGGTCGGAGGACACCTGACCGTCGGCGAACGTGCCATCCGCGGCATCGACGCGGCCGGTGAGCAGCACGCACGTGCCGTGCTCGTTGCCCATCGCCGCGACGACGCGCGAGCCGCTCGGAGGTGGGATCGCGCCGCGACGAGCCCACGGGGTAGGGGACCGGTCGGTGGCGTCGTCGGGCTGCGACCACACCACCGTGCCCGACGCTGCGGTCAGGCCCGACCCGCCCAGCAGGGATCCAGGGAGCGACGACGCGAGCTCGCGGGAGACCGAGACGACGTCGGCCTCGAGCGGGGCACCGTCGACCGCGACCACGGCCGTCGGCGACGTCACCTCCGCCGTCGACGACCAACCCGGGATCGTCTGCACTAGCCAACCTCCATCACCGTGAACGTGTGCTGCGCACCGCGCCCGTCCGGGTCGTCGTGCGCGAGCACGACGCTCGTGTCGAGTCCCGGGAAGAGACACCGGGGCATGCCCTGGCCCGGGTACCAGCCCCGCGCCTCGTCCGTCCACGTCACGGCCGGGCGGGCGAGGCGGGACGCGCCGAAGGCCACGACGTACATGGCCGCTGCTCCGGGAGGGGGCATAGCCGATACGGCGACCCGACCGAGCTCGGGCCCAGCGAACGACCCGCCCGCCGTCACGCTGCTGAGGCCGGCGCCCGCCGCGTCGACCCACTGGATCCGCACGGAGACGGCCGCGCCGGTCGCGTACACCGACGCGGTGACCGGACGCCCCGGGACGACCGGGACGTCGTCACGCGCACCGTTGCGGCGCGGGAGGAACACCTGATCCGCGGTGGAGGCGACGGCGAGCGACCGGCCAGCGCGACCACCACCGACGAGCGGGACTGCGCCGGCGGCCGTCACCGTGCCCGTCGTTGTCCACGATCCCGGCTCGAGGGTGGACGCCGTCGGGGTGAGGAGGTTCGTCACGGCCGCCCACGGGTCGACGTACCAGAACGGGCCCGACCCGTACTCCCCGCTGACGAGCGCGGCGAGGTTCGCCACCTGCTCGGGCGTGGAGTACGACAGATCGACGGCGAGCTGACGCAGCGCACGCGGCGCCTGGTGCGCCTTGCGCACGCCGCCGAGCGTTGTCCGGTACGTCGTTGCGCGCGCCACCGACGGCGCGATACCTCGCGGCGCACGGACCTCGACGAGGCCCCCGAGCGGCCCGACCCATGCCATCAGCGTCCACCCCGTCTCTCGCTGTACGCGCCCGCTTCGGCGACCGCGGTCGCAAACTCCCGCCCGCCCACGGACACCCGCACCGGGCGGTCCGCGAGGCCAGCAACGACGCGGTCCGCGAACCGCTCCAGAGCGGCATCAGTGACGCCGCCCAGGGCAGCGGGCGCAGGACCGGGTCCAGATGTCGAGGCGGCGACCGTGCCACCAAGGGCGAACCGAGGCAGAGCGTCGTCGTTGATCGCCTTGAGGAGCTGTCGGTGCTTGCGTGCCGGGCCCGCGGCGATGACCTCCTCGTCCGGCATCGCGAGGATCGGTACCGAGTCCTTGCCCGGGATGCCGCCCGTGACGGTCCCGCCCTCGGCCATCGCGCGCATGTTGTAGCCCATCGACGTGACCTGAGTCCCGGTCTTCGCGTCGAAGTAGATCGACACGCGACGCCCGTTCCAGGTCCGCTCGAACCGCTGGAGCGTCGACTCCGCGGAGTCGACGTTCGCGTACACGTCGGTGCCGCGCGTGAGCGGGATCTCGAGGACCTGGTCGACGAGCGCGGCGACCTGGCCGGTGTTGTACCCGGCGGCCGCGGCCTGGTCGAGGAGCCGCTGCCGGCCGGTCGCGAGCACGGCGTTCGCCTGCTCCTGCGACCCCGTCTGCTCGAGCGTTGCGTCGTACAGCGCTTGCAGGTCGTCCGTCAGGCCGAGGATCGTGCGCTGGTTGTCCCGGCCCATCTGGTCCCCGGTGGACAGGCTGTTGTTCCAGCCCTCCTGCTTCTCGGTCAGCGCCGCGAGCCCGTCCTCGAAGTCGAGGCCCGCCTCGATCGACGTCTGCTCGAGGTCATGCTGCTCGCGCAGCGCGTTGTTCACGCGGTCGATCGCGTCGGCCTGCTTGATCTGCTCGACCGTCACGCCCTCTTCTGCGGCGCGCAGCTGGTACGCGTTCTCCTCGGCCTCGAGCATCGTGTCCGCGTGCGTCTGCAAGGACGTGATCGCCCGCTCCCGCTCGCGCCACTCCTTGGCGAGAGCGTCGGCCGCAGGCGCGTCGAGTAGCGGATCGAGCGCCTTGTACTGCGCGTCGATGAGCTCGTTCTGCTCCTTGAGCAGCTCGATCTGCCGCTCGACGGACGAGTAGTCCGCCCGGCCGAACGCGTCGTAGAGCGAGGTCAGGGAGACCTCGGTCCCGTCGAGCGCGCCCGAGATGTCGTCGAGGTTCGTGACCGCGTCCGACTGCCAGAGCTCCCACGCGGAGCGGACGTCCGTGACCTTGACGAGCATCTCGTCGAACCGGGCGACGAGGTCCGCCCGGTCGAACTCGGCGCCAGCGTCCTTGATCTCGAGCGCGAAGTCGCCTGCCTCCTCCTTCGCGTCGTTGATCCGGTCGGCTGCCTCCTGCGCCTTCGAGATCACGACACCGAGCCCGGCTGCCGCGACCAGGCCTGCCGCGGCGCCGGCCGGGCCGAAGCCGACGAAGGCGTTCGCGAGGGTCTCCTGGATGATGTCGGCGACGTCGTCGAACTCGCCGGTGAACGACGCCGCGCCCTCGCGCGCGGTGCTGTTCGCCTCGTCCTTGAACTCGGAGAACCCCTCCTCCGTGCGCTTGAGGCCGTCGTTCACGCCGGACGGGTCGACCTCGGGCTGGACGACCGTGTCGTCGATGTCCTGGAGCGTGTCGTACACCTTCGCCGCGCGGTCCATCGCGTCGTCGATGTCGGCCTGGATCTCGGCCTCGGGCCGGGCCCGGTCCACCTGCTCGAGCTCGTCCGCGAGCGCCTCGAGGTCGGCCATGGCGTCGAGGGCGTCGACGACGACCTTCGGGTCGATGTCGGTGCGGCCGACCTTCTCGAGGAGCTCCTGGACGTCGGCGAGCTTCTGGTCGGCGTCGGCGGTGTCGGCGTCGATCTCGACCGTGGTCGGGACCTTCGTGAGGTCGGTCTGCTCGCCCTTGACTCGCTTGACCGCGGCGTCGACCTCGGCCGTGTCCGCGGTGAACGCGGTCTCGAGGGTTGCGACTCGGAGGGTCGTTGCCATCAGTCACCTCCGAGTGCTCGGTGCAGGCGCGAGGTTGGCTCGCTGGGCAGGGTGAGGATGAGGGACCGCAGGGGCGGCCATGGCCGTCGCCAGGTGGCGGGGTCGGTGAGGTCGACGCCGTAGAGCCGGGCGAGGTCGGCGACGACGAGGCGCCAGTGTCCGAGGATCTCTGGCCAGCCGACCACGATCCCGCCTGCCGCCCGTGCGGACGGCAGGCGGGCCTTCACGTGGTCTGGGATGTCGTACCGGTCGAACGTGCCGTCTTCGTTCGGTTCGCCGACGCCGTAGACCGCGAAGTCCTCGACCGTGACCGGGATCGTGACGGCGTCGGGCGCGCTTTTCCCGCGTCCTCACCGTCCGTCTCGCGGGCGCGGTCGAGGTACTTCTGGGCGGCGTCGATGCCGAGCGCCCACGCGATCCAGGCGACGGTGCCGCACTCGTTGACGACGACGCTCGGCACAGCGTCGGCGTTCATCTGCTCGACGACGTCGGCACCGAGCGCGAGCGTGCGGATCGTGTCGTCGCCGAGGACGTCGGCGAACGCCTTCGCCCGGGCGGCGGCGTCCTCGATGGTGCGAGCCGCCCACAGTGCGACGAGGCGGGCGCCGACGTCCGCCGTCGGCGGCCGCACACGGTAGGTGCGGCCGCCGACGGGCAGGTCGAGCGACGCGTCATCTTCGATGGACGTGAGGTGCTCGGTGAGTCCTGACAGGTCCACGCGTCAGGCCACCGTGTACGACACGGGGTCGGACGACCCGGCCGCGTTCGTCACGACGACGTCGGACGGCCCCGCGGCGGTCGCGGGGATGACCGCGATGATCGTCGACGCGTTGACGACGGTGAACGCGTCAGCACCGACGGCCAGCGCGTCGATCGTCACGCCGGTGACACCGACGAAGTTCTGCCCGGTGATGGTGACCTGCTCGCCCGCCGACCGACCGGCGGGCGTCACCGCGGTGATCGCCGGCGGGGTCGACGCCCCCGGCGTGGACGCAGGGTTGGGGATCTTGTGCGCCTCGCCCTTGCCCGTGAGCGTGAACTGCGACGCGCGGACCTCTCCGGTCGGGCCGGTGTTCACCCAGGTCTCGTCGGTGGTGACGAACCCCTCCCACGCGTCGTCCGGGTCGGGCGTCATGCCCTCGGTCTTCGGGAAGTCGTACCAGCGCACGTGCAGCGTGTTCGCCTCGCCCTTGCTGTTCGCGGCGTCGCGCATCTTCGCGTACTCGGGAAGGCGCGATCCGTCGGCCTTGCGCGGGGTGTCGAGGGTGGGGACGAGCTGGTGCCCCACGCCGGTGATGCCCTGGTTCGGGGCGCCGTTGTCCTCGTAGGTCTGCTCGTCGCGGGTGGTCTTCGGGCGCGTCACGGTGAGGTTCGTCAGGAGTCGCACGCGCTGCCAGAGCGGCTCCGCGACGCTGCCGAGGTTGACGTCCATCGCGTACTCGTAGCTCGACGCGTGCTCGAAGCCCGCGGGAACGGTAGGGGGAAGCGGCATGTCTCAGTCCTCCGGGAGGTCGATGATGATCTGGTAGCTGTCCGCCCTCGCGGAGCGGTGGTTCCCGTCGACGCCCATCGGGGCACCGCGGGGTCCAGGGGTGACGACGGCGAACCCCGCAACGCGGGACAGGCCGGCCAGGGCGTCGAACGCGCGCGACGCGAGCTCATCCGGCGAGCTCGGGTCGCGCGGCGCACCGCGGAACCGCAGCTGCACGCGACGCACCGACAGCGCGCCCTCGGCCATGCCGTCGTCCGCGGCGTAGAGCGTCACCCCGACGGCGCGGTTCGGGGTCGTGCCGATCGGGCCGTAGTACAGCCCGACGTCGTCGGCCTCCGTGTACGCGGGGCCGGCTGGCCGCCATGCCCACCCGCACCGGTCCGCCAGGACCTCGATCACCCGCGTCACGAGCACCTTGTCGTCCACGTTCACCCCCTGGGCGTCGTCCGGACGCGCTCGGGCGTCGGTACAGTCGTCGGCGTGAGGACGAGATCCGCGCTGGCAGGGGCCGCGCTCGTGATGGTGCTGGCTGGCTGCTCTGGGCAGGTGCAGCCGCTGCCGACGGTCACCGTGACCGAGACGGTCACCGCGACGGAGACGGTCACGGCGGAGCCCGAGCCGGAGCCCTCGCCCACCGCGCCGGCACCGGTCGCCGAGCCCGAACCCGCGCCAGCTCCGGAGCCTGCGGCGCCCGCTGGCGAGCCGACGATCGAGGAGATGTACCCGGTCGCGCTCGAGAAGTGCACCCAGGCCATGATCGACATGGGCCTCTACACGCGGCAGGACACCGCGCAGCACTCGTGCGAGGTCGCGCTCGACCCCTCAATGGACTCGGGGCGAACCATGATCGACCAGTACTACACGATGGATCTCAGCGTCCTCGACTAGCCGATCGCGGCCTCCGCCGCCTTCGCCGCCGCGGCGCCGATCGCCTGGATGGAGTCCGAGCCGGTGACGGCGGCCTCCATGAACTTTGCCTGCCCGTCGTCGTGCTGGTCGGTCAGGTCCTCGTGCACATAGACCGCGTAGTCCAGGTCGGTACCCATCTGCCCGTCTAGACCTTGCGTCTCGACGAAGTACGACCCGGCGAGATCACCCCGGTCCGTCGGGGTGAGCGCCTGCGTGCGGTCGCGCGCGGTGTTCGCCATCGCGAGCACGGTCGCCTCGCCGGCGGCGTGCACGGCCGCGAGCGCCTGGTCCCACGCTTCGGTGGACGCCACGGCCCCTCCTAGGTGAGGTTGAGGATCTGCACGGCCGGGAGGGTCTCGTGCGCGGAGCGGCCGGTGGAGATGACCTCGGCCTCGCGGGAGGCCGGCGTGCCGGGCCACACGGTCACGAGGGACCCGGGCGGCATGATGACGTCGAAGCCGCAGTGGAGCTGCGTGGAGCTCACGACCTCAGCGCCGGTGGCGTCGAGCACGAGGCGGACCTCCTCGTTGACGAAGCACGCGAACGGCTCGGGGTCGGCGTAGATCGGGCCCATGCCACCCTCGCCCGTCTTGGCCTTGCCGACGGCCTCGTGCGGGGTGCACCACTCGGGCAGCGGGTTGACGTTCACGGGGTGCTCGTCTCGTAGGCACCGGCCCACATGTCGGTGTGGCCGGCGCGCTGGCGGGTGAACCCGAGCTGCCGGCGCTCGGCCTTCGTGAGATACAGGTCGCCGGTCGGGTTCGCGTAGGTCACGGCCTGGTTGAAGCCGGGCCACGCGCGCGACTCCTGCGTGACGGGCGGCCCGCCGTCGGTCCCGGCGGCCGGGCCCATGGCGCGCTCGACCATGTCGCAGACGATGCGCTCGAGCGTGAGGTTGGGCGCGGTGAGGTCGTCGAGGACGCCGCGCGAGTCCTCGTCGAGGATGAGCTGGGACGCGTCGACGAGCAGGACCTTGGCGCGGTCCTGCTCCGCGGTGGAGAGGGGCCGCCACCTGCCCTCGAGCTGTTCCACTGTGGCGAACGCCGGTGGGACGGTCAGCATGGCGACCCCTCTCTGTCAGTCGTTCTCGCCGGTGTCGCCGGCGGGCGGGTTGCCCTCGGTGCCGGTGGGGTTGCCGTCGTCGCCGGTCGGCGGGACGGGCTCCGGGTTGGGCTTGAAGTTGGCGACGAGGTCCTGGATGTCGGCCTTCTTCGCGTCGCCGGGCACCTCGATGCCGAGATGCTCGGCCCAGGCCGCCCAGTCCGCCTTGGAGCTGTTGCTCTTCGGCGCGACGGGCTCGCCCGTCTTGCCCTCACCGTCGGCGGGGTCGCCGTCGAGGAGCTCGTGGCCCCGCCGGAGCAGGGACTTCACGTGGACCTCGTCCTCGACCTCGAGGACGTTGCCGTTCTTCGCTCGGATCCGAGCCATGCTGTTCCCTCCTCCGGGATCAGGCGGACACGTAGGTCTGCACGGCCGTGGGCCGCAGGACCTTGCCGCCGTAGACGTGCAGGCCGTCGACCTGGTCGCCGAAGGCGTCCGTGACGGTCTGCGCGCGGGTCTTGACGATCTGGTCGGCGTAGGCCACCGACCGACCGTGGTAGCCGATCGCCGCCGGCTTGTCCGTGTTCGCGAGCGCAGTGGCCGGCGACTCGAGCACGGTGAAGCCGAGCAGGCGCCCGACGACGCCGTTGCGCAGCTCGCCGTCGGCGCCGGCCTCGTTGACCTTCACGAGGGACGACCCGGGGCCGAGCAGGAGCGAGATGAACTCGGGGTTCGCGACGATGAACCGGTCGGCCGTCGGGATCTTCGCCTTCGTGAGCGCCTTGCGCAGCGTGCTCACGATGCCGAACGCGCCGGCGAAGTCCGTGACCGCGGTCGTGCCGCCGCCGGCGGTGCCGTCGGCGAGCATCTCCGTGATGAGGTAGTTCTCCGCGACGTCCGCCAGGCCGGCGGCCGCGTCCGTCTGGACGGAGTCGAACGAGCCCGCGGCCTGCACGGCGTCGACGTCGTCGACCAGGTACGCGTAGTACTTCTTCTGGTCGATGTCGAGGTCCTGCGACGTGTCGGTCAGGTTGTCGCGGACGATCGACCCGGCGTAGGTCTTGATCGTCGGCTGCACGACGGACGTGATGCGGACCGTCTCACCGCCGTTGGCGATGTCGCCCTCGTACTCGGTGTTGAGCGTGGGGACGACGACCTGGGCGGCGTGCAGGTTCTCGAGCAGCGCCGCGTGCCAGATCGTCGGCTTGAAGTTCGTGATGGCCACGGGGGCCCCCTTCTTGGGTCAGCGGATGCCGAGCAGCTTGTTCAGGCGCCCCTCGCGGCGCGCCTGGTTGATCTGCCCGGGGGTCATGGACTTGAGGTCGTCGTCCGTGAGCTGCGTCACCGGCGCGGTGCTGGTGTGCGTGCCCTCGGTCGGGACGACCGGCCCCTTCGGGGCCGAACCGATGAGCGGCTTGAGGACCTCGGCGTGCGCCTGCAGCTCCTCGAGCGTGGAACCCGACAGCGCCGCCGCGGGGACACCGGTCTCCTCGGAGACCTGCGCCTTCCACTTCGCGACCTGCTCGCGCGTCTTGAAGCCCGTGAGCTCGGCCTGCGCCTCGTCGCGCTCGCGCTGGGCGAGCTCGACCGCGTCCAGCTTGGACTTCTCGATCTCCGCGAGCTTGTCGGCGGCGTCCTTGTTCTCCTTCGCGCGCGTCTCCCACTTGCGCGCCTCGGCCTTCCAGTCGGTCGTGTCCGCCTGTGCAGGGGACGCGCCGTCTCCGGTGGGCTGCGGGGCGCCGGCGGGCGGTGCGGGTTTCGGCGGGTCGGCGGGCGTCTGCTCGCCGGTCCCCGGGGCGCTGGCGTCCGCCGGCGCGCCGATGAACCGCAGCCGCTCGAAGCGGGGCGGCATGCCGGGCGTCGGCAGGGTCGTCGTCGGAGCCGAGTGCGTCTGGCGCGTGTTCATCGGGTCACGCTCCAACCGAACTCGGTGATGGTGACGGTCCCGGCGTGGCGGACGAGGTCGTCCGCGACGTTGTCGGGGATGCCGTTCTGGGTCAGCTCCGTGCGGAACTTCCCGAGGAGTACGGCGGTCGTCTCCTTCTCCTGCTCCGGCTTGCTGCCGTCGGTGGTGCTCATCTGGTGTCCTCCCGTGCGGGATCGCCACACGGCCCCGTGCGGGCCCGTGTGGTGCGGATGGTGGGGTGGTGCTGCCCTGGCCGTGCGGCCGGGGAAGTTCAGGCGGCGGCGTCCGTGGTGTGCTCGCCGTCGGGGTGGTCGCTCTCGCCGGGGAACTCGCGCTCGAGCCACGCGCTCACCTGGGCGCGGTGCCGCTCGAGCTGGCGCGGGTTCATGCGCGCGGTGTTGCGCGACGCGACGTAGGCCGAGACGTCGACCTCGGGGGCGTCCGGGTCGAACGAGGGGTAGGCGACGCAGTTGCACACGGGCGCGTGCGACGCGAACCGGGCCGTGGCCTCCTTGTAGACCGCGCCGCGGGCCATGAGCGCCCGGCAGAACCGGCACGCGCCCGGGCGGGCGCGACGCGCCCACCCGACGGCCTGCGAGCCGGGCCGGGCCGTGTTGCGGGTGATCGTTCGTCGCCCGGTCTGCAGGACCTCGCGGGTCGCGGTGTGCGTCACCGAGACGAGCACCTTCTCCGGGGTGTCGCCGTACAGCTCGTCGGCGGCGAACCGGACGCCGGACTCGATGTCCGCCAAGTTCGGCGGCGCCGTCGTCGGGGTGAAGGACCGCGCGGTCGACATCGCGAGGCGCCCGATGAGGCCCTGCTCGGCGGCGTCCCAGCGCAGCTCCTCGAACCAGTCCGCGGCGATCGTCGCCGCGACGTCGCCGTACCGCTGCACGAGGAGGGGCACGTAGTTCAGCAGCGCCGTGTGGACCCGGTCGGGCCGCGCCAGGTCGAGGTAGGACCAGAACGACCGCAGGTCCGCCTCGACCTGGCGCGTGAGCTCGATGTTCGCCAGCCGGTACGCGGCGATCTGAGCGTCCGTCGCCACGTCACACCGCCTCCGCCGGCTCCGCGGTCAGCGCGGCCGCGGCTGCCTGCGCGTTGTCACGAGCCGCCGAGGCGAGCAGCGCCTGAAGGTTCGCCCGGGACGCCGAGCGCGCGAGCTCGGAGCGGATGCTCTTGATCTCCTCCGGGTCGTACCCCATGCGCTCAAGCTCGACGGTCGTCTCGGCCAGGCGCGGGATCGCCTGCACGCGCGCGAGCGACGCCTGCGCGGCCATGACCTCCGACGGCTCGTACCACTTCCCCCACTTCGCGCGGATCGAGCGCGCCTCGGCGAGCGCCGTCGGGGAGTCGGTGGCCATCGCGACCGCACGGATCATGAGCCGCTGGTGCGCCGGGCCGAGGCTCGTGCGCTCCCAGAACTCGATGTCGATGCCGAGGTCGGCCCACGCGAACTGCATCGCCTCGGCGGAGTCCGGGTTCTCGTGCACGATGCCGAGCGACCCGACCGGCAGGTTCGTCTCGGAGGAGAACACCTGCGCGATCGAGCGCATCTGGTCGAGGTTCGGCTGCATCGTCTGCTGCGCGAACTGGCCGACCGTCGGGAGGTTGCCGTCCTCGTCGCGGCTCAGCGTGAGCAGACGGCCGAGCATGACCGTCCACGCCGGGATCTGGTTCCCGTTCTTGTCCTCGAACGCATCGTCCTCGGCGCCGAGCGCGTACCGCTGTGGTGCGTTGTAGAACTCCGCTCCGACCTCCGTGCGCAGCTGCGTGCGCACCGCGGCGTCGGTGTTGTACATGACCGCGCGCGAGATCCGCGAGCGCCCGAACGGGCGGTCGAGGTCGGCCCGGTAGGGCAGGAGTTCCACGGGCACGCCCATGCCGTGGTAGGCGACGTTGGTCACGTGGAAGAGGCCGTTCGCGACCCGGGTCAGGGTGATGACCCGCCCGGGCCGGTACAGGTTCATGACGGTGGGCTGCATCGTGATCCGGTCGATCTCGACGATCGACAGGGCGTTGCTCAGCGCGCGCCGGCGCCGGTCCCAGGTCCCCGTCGCGTCGGCGGCGTTGCGGTACGTCACGATCACGGGCGGCTCGCCGGCGGAGGTGTCGCCGACGTGGACGAACCCGAACGCGCACGACTGGATCAGCGCGGAGGTGTGCGCGGCCGGGGCTTCGGTCACCATGCGGTTCCCGTCCCAGATGTCGGAGACGACCGCGTTGAGCTCGTCGCCGCCGTCCGAGGTGAAGCCCTGCAGGATGGTCCGCCGCGACATCGCGTCGACGGCCTTCGCCGGCCACCCGACGACGACCTCGACCGAGCGCAGCGACGGCGGGATCGAGATCCCGAGGTCCTTGAGGACGTTCTTGCCGTCGTAGTACCGCTGGCGCAGCTCGTTGCGGGAGCGCTTCTCGTTGAGCTGCTGGATGAGCTCGAGGAGCACCGCCTTGTCGTCGTCGGCCAGCCCGACGAACGTCGCGGCCGTGATGTGCGGCGTCTTGTTGGTGCGCCTCACGCCATCACCCGTCCCTTCGTCTTGCGGCCCGGTCGCCGCTTGCTCGTCATCGCTGCCCAGTGGGCGAGCGCCACGGACTCGATCGGGGTCGAGTCGTCCTCGTCGGTCTTGGGCTCGAACCCCCACCCGCCGGCGACGCCGATCTTGCGTTCGGTCGTCCCGACCACGGACGCGTCCAGCACGTCGGGGTCCTCGAGGTGGGTGACCGTCTGGCGCTTGACCGCCTCGCGCAGCATCGTGTTCGCGGCGATCACGTTGTCCGTGGTGAGGTGGTCGACCTTGTCGACGTCGCCGGAGCAGATCAGCACACGTGCGGGGACGCCGGCGGTGCGCAGGTCGTTGCCGAGCCCGACCGCGCCGGCCTTGCCGTCGATGACGATCTGCGCGGCGTGCTCGTAGCGCTTCGGGCGCTCGGGATCGGTCGTGAACCACTGGACGATCCACCAGGTGCCCTCGGTCAGCGGCCGCCGCGCGATCGTCTCGACGTGCACACCGTCGTCGTGGCGCAGCGCCGCGGACAGGGACACCGACACGCCGTCGATCGAGAACTTCACGCCGTAGGACCGCACGCCCTCGGTGGGCGCGACCTTCACCTTGCGGTCGCGCCACTGGAACGGGTCGATCGCGCACCGCAGCTGCTCGAGCACGTCCCAGATCCCGAGCGCCTCGCGGCGCCACGCGTCGTCGCGCTTGATGTTCTTGCGCATGCGCAGGATCGACTCCCACGGCGTGCGGACCGGGTAGGACGGGTTCGCCTTCATGATCTGGTCCAGGTCCATCAGGTCCGGCCCGCCGGGCTTGCCCGTCTGCGGGTCGGCCGAGCACTCGACGTACACGCCGTCGCCGTGCACGCCCACGACCTGCCCGTCGGGCTTCGCCGCGAGCGCCTCGGTCCGCCGGGCCGTGAACTCCTCGCCCGGGTCGCGCGGGGCCGGCGGGGTGCCCATGAAGAACAGGAGCGCGCCGTGCGGGAGCCGTGCCTGGTTCGCGGCGGGGACCATCGCTTCGAGCGCCTCGTGGTCGAGGATCTGCGCCTCGTCGAACACCTCGATGTCGACCTCGGTCTCACCGCGGCCGAAGTTCTGCTTGCGCGACCCGAACCGGAGGACGGACCCGTTCTTGAACCGGATCTCGCGGTTGCCGTTGCCGGTGATGATCGCGAGCCGGCCGTGCTCGACGGCGATGTGCTTGCGGGCGCCCTTGGACCGGGCGAGCTTCACGAGCTGCGTGAACGCGCTGTTCGCGGTCGAGACACGGTGCGCGGTCCAGATCGCGTTGAGACCGGGGAACAGGACGCACAGCGCGAACACGATCCGCCCGACGATGAACGTCTTGGCGACCTGTCGCGGGATGGACAGGACCACGCCGCCGACCGTGGCCGCGAACTTGCCGTTCTCGCGCAGGCCGAGCGCGACCTGACCGAGGCCGTCCTGCCAGACGTCGAATGAGTCGCCCCAGGTGCCGCACAGCCGCGCGACCCTGAACCACAGCGAGTCGACGATCCCCTCGGGCACGACGACGTGACGCGCGACCTGCGACAGCTTGAGCGCGGCGCGGTCAGATGGCGCCGATGTCGAACCGGCGCTGGTCGTCGTCGGTGCTGTCATTCGTCGGCTCCTGCGGCTCCTCCGGGTCGGTCGCGGTTGCGCGCGGCACGAGCTCGGCGCGCAGCGCCGCGGTGCGGCCCGCGAGCGCCGCGACGAACTGGATCTGACCGCCGGCCTTCGCGGCGTCGAGCGCGTCGGAGACGAGGAGCAGGTCCGCGGCGGCGGGGATCTTCTCGGGGTCGATGCCCCGGCTCTCGAGCCACGCGCGGGCGGCCGCGCCCGACGCGCCGGCGGACTGCTGGGGGCGGGCGCCGGCGTCGGTGTTCTTCGCGTTGCGCTTGCGCACGCGGTCCTCGGCCCGGCGCACGGCCTCGCACTCGGGGACCTTGCACTGCCGCTTGCTGCCCTCGTGCTGCACGCCCGTCGGCCCGAGATGCCCACGACCAGCCATGACACCCTCCTGACTGCCGGAACGAACCCGCGGAACGGTGCGGAACCGTAGAGCGGATCATGCGGAAAACCCGGCCTGACCTGCGCGGGGATCTCGCAAAACCCCGGCTACGAGCCCCCTTGGCGGAGGGGAGGGGGTCCACCCGGGGGGCTCACCAGATCGACGAGTGCCGACCGCGCGGCCACGTCCTCGATGCACGGGCCGCGACCCGCTCGCGCGAACGACGCCGCTTGTTGCAGTCGGCGCAGATGCACCGCGAGTTCTCGAGCGAGTCCAGGCCACCGCGCTCGACGGGCACGATGTGGTCGACCTCGACGAGCGCCGGGTTGTACGTGCCACGCACCCGCCGACCCCAGTCGAGCGTGCGACCGCAGAGCGGGCAGCGCGTGATCCCCGCGCGCTGGTCGAGGTCGCGTCGCTCGCGCACGATGCGCAGCCACTTCGCTGTGCCCGTGCGCGACGTCGCCACGGTGTTCCTCCCGCCGTCGCCGGTGACCCGTGCCGAGATCCCATGGTCTGTGTGTCGCACGGTCCGGGCGACGGCGGGGGAGAGGAAGGGGGCCGGCGACGTCGGACCGCACGACGTACCACGCGCCGCCCCACGGCGCGCCAGCCCCGCACCCGACCAAGGCCGGGACGGTCTGCTCTACCCGGGACGTGCCCCGGGCAGCACGAAGGCCCCGTCTCCACCAGGAGCAACGGGGCCTTCGGAGCCACTTCTAACGACTGAACCACAGGTTAGCGCACAGACCCTCGATCGGACTACACGAGTGTGATTCGGCGGGTCGTCACGGCCGCGCCGGAGAGGACGCCTCGCCTCCTCGCCCGTTGTCGTACTTCCACTCGCCACCGGGCTCGCGGCTCACCGTTTCGACCCGCCCGACGTTGCGGCGTCCCACCGCCCGCCTGAGCGCTGCCCGCGCCGCCTCGAGGCTCGGCAGCCCACCCTCGTAGTGCCACTCCGCCGCGCCTGCACGGATCTCGTCGTCGAGCATCCATCGGATGCCGTACTCCATGAGCGTCATGACCCCATCCTCTCGCTACGGACGGACGACGAGCTCGTCCTCGCTGCGGCAACCAGGGCCCGCGCGGCGTCGCGCTCGGCACGGCGCCGACGCATCTCGTCGAGCGCGGCGAGCGCGTCGGCGACGACGTAGAGCGGGCGGCCGCGCGGGTCGCGAGCAACGACGGGCGCCCACGGCACGGCGATGTCGAGGGCCGGGGCGAGCAGCCCGCGCGACGCCCAGGTGCGGATCACGTTCGGGGTGACGTCGAACCCGAACCCGGACAGGGCGAGCGCCATGTGCGTCGCGTTGAGCCGCTTCCCGTGCGCGAGGCCGAGCAACTCGGACTGCCGCGCGGCGACGTCGACGGTCGCGCCGCAGATCCGGCACTCGACGTCGTCGCGGCGAGGCAGAGCGTAGAGCTGGTTCGTGCAGCGCGGCTGCTCGCGGGCGTCGACGGCGGGAAGGAAGCCACCGCACGGCCCGAGGTACACGCGGTCCGCGGGACGGTCGACGGCGCTCGACGCGGCGGCGATCCAGGAGCTGAGCCACCGGACCCACTCGCCGCCGTTGTGCTGGGCGCGGATCCACGGGACCTGGGCGGCGAGCCAGCGACCGAGAGCGGCGAACGTGTTGAACGGTCGGAAGAGCTCGCGGTCGGCGGCGATCGTGTCGGCCGCGTGCGTGAGCTCGACGAGGAGGCCGCGCTCGACGTCGGCGGCCCGCTCGTTGAACGGGACCGGGGACTCGTCGGGACGGGCAGCAGCGAGACCCGACGTCGAGAACCGCATGCCCTTGACGCGGGCATCCTCGAGCGCGAGGCCGAGCAGCGGGACGTGGAGGAGCGAGATCGCGAGGTCGTTCGCGCAGTCACCGCACACGGTCATCCCCGGTGGGACGAGGCTCGCGCAGCCCTGGACCTGGCAGCGGTTGAGGTTCATCGGTCATCTCCTGGTGAGGTTCGACGCCCACCACGGCGACCACGACGACGGCGCGCGGGCTGGGGTGGTGGTGGGGCGGCTGGGTCTGGTGGTGGTGGAGTCGTGCTGCCGGCTTCCCCTGGTAGGTGGGTAGTGGAGGTACCCGACCCGTCCCGACCCGACCCGGCAGAACCCGTTTCGTCAGACTGCGGAATGGGTGTTCGGTCGGCGTTTCGCGGGGTGTTTCTCGGGCCGTTCCCGTGCCGTGGTGGCGCCGCTGGTCGCACACGCTGGGGTGCGGTGCCGGCGGCGGCCGCGAGCGCCTGAGGGTCGCGTGGTGGCGCTGCGGGTCGCACTCCGGGGGTGGGTGCGGGGTCCGCTGCTGCCTGGTGGTGCGCGGGGGCCTCGTCGCTTCGGTAGGTGGGCTCGGTGGGGTAGCCGTTCTTCGTGAGGAAGCGCGCGGAGTGCGCGCCGTAGTGCGGGTACTCGGGGGGCTGGCGGAGCTCGTGCTCGGCGTCCCAGAGGTCGGTGTCGTTGCCGCGGGCGCGGTTGCAGCGGCGGCAGGCGATGACCATGTTGTCGACGGTGCCGGGGACGTCGAGGCCCTCGAGGTGGTCGGGCTCGGCGTGCTGCTGGCCCTTGCGGCCGGTCCAGAGGACGACGATGCCGCACCAGCGGCAGTTGTCGCCGTCGCGGAGGAGGAGAGCGACGCGCAGGGCGTCGTCGCGCAGCTCGTTGCGGTAGCGGGCTTCGCGCTCGAGCTCGGCCTTGGTGCGGATGTGGATGAACTCGGGGTCGGCGCGGATCGTCCAGTACTGCAGGCCGCCGCGGCGGCCGGCGGTCAGGACGCCGGCCTTCACGAGCAGGCGCAGGAGCTCGTCGGTGCGGGCACCGCCGATCATGTAGGCGGTGCCCGCGTCGATCTCGTAGTCGGTCTTGTGCGCGCCGGAGAGGGTCGCGATCCTCGCGAGGAAGCCGAAGGCCTCGTTGACGGTGCGCTCGTCGGCGCCCTTCATCCCGTGCAGCTTCATCAGCGCCGGGTAGGTCGCGGAGTCGTCACCGAAGCGGACCCATGGCATGGGTGCGTTGTCCTCTCGTCGCAGCGTGGGGGTCGGGGGCGGTCAGTCGCTGCACCGGCACTCGCCGGTCTGCGGGTTGATCGGGCCGCCGCAGGAGTCACAGCGCATGACCAGGGAGCGGAGCGCTCGGGTCAGGGGCTTGAACATCGGGTGTCACCTCCTCTCGTGGTCGTGGTGGACGGGCTCGCAAGGGGACGGGGCCACCGGGCTCGACTGCGCGCGGTCGGTGGCCGGTCGCCTTCGCGTGACCGGTCTTCGACCCGGGGCGGGTCGTGAACCAGCCACCGCAGACCGCGCAGTCGATGACCTCGTAGTCACCCAGCACCGCGACCCCGCCCGCCGCGGCGGCCACGACGACGACGCGGACGCGCCGCGGCCGCGAGCGCCGCCAGGTGGGTGTCCTCGGCGCGGTGCAGCTCCATGTGCCGGGGTGTGACGTGGACGGCGTTCTGGCCGTCCACGGAGCCCTGCACGAGGACGAACGCCTTGCACGGGGCGCACCAGACACGCACTAGGCCGTCGTGCTTCTTCGCCTTCGTCTCAGCCACGGTGCGCGCGCCTGCGGTCGATCGCCTCGGCCCACTGCTGCGCGACGGCCGCGACCTGCACGAGCTCGGCCCGCAGGCGCTCCGGGTCGTCCTCCGCGAGCGCCTCGAACACCTCCTCGAGCAGGATGTGCCGCCAGGTGAGCGTGCCGGCGTTCGCCGCGGTGTCGGTGAGCGACGTCGCGCGCGCGGCGAGCCACGCGGCGCCCGGGGCGATGCTGCCGACGAGCGCGAGGAGCGGGTGCGTGCCCGGCCCGGTGCCGTCGGGGTGGTTCTGCACGCCCCACTTCACGTCCTGGCGCGCGCGTTCGGCCGCGACGTCGTCGGCGACCGAGGAGCGCACGGCGAGCGGGCACGTGGCGTCGTGGGCCTTGTTCCACGCGAGCGCCTCGTCGACCGGCGCGGTCGTCGACGCGCCGCAGTCGCACGTGATCGTCACGGACGCGCTCATCGGGCGGCCTCCGCCGGCTCGTAGGACGCTGCGAAGACGTCGGGCTTGCAGGGGTAGTACTCGCCCTTCACGCCGCGGATGATCCAGTCGCCCATCGAGGCCTGCATGACGCCCTCGAGCGTGGGGATGTCGATCCAGTACCGGACGTCGGTGCGGTCGCTGGGCTTCGCCTCGCTGCGGACGCGTCCACCGCACCAGCGCGCGATGTCCTCCATGTCCTGCCACGAGTCGAACTCCACGGCCTCGATCTCGACGGGCTTCTTGCGGTACCTCGCCGGGCGTGCCCCGGCCGCGACAGGGGCCACAGAGAGCGGGGAGACCCCGACCTTGGCGGCCGCCGCCATCACGTCGCCGTCGTCGGGCTCCATCCCGCTGCCCCACGGAGGGCTCACCAGGACGCCGAGGTGCTTTGCGATCGCGGCGACGTTCTTCTCGACCGCGATCAGGCGGTCGCTCTCAACGAATGGGTCGGGGTGGTGGACCATCAGGACTCCTTGGGGTTCGGGAGGCCCGCGCGGACGAGCGCGGGTCGAGGCTCGGGGCGGGCGAGCGGCCGCAGCCGGTCGGCCCAGCGCTGGCGGGTGTCGGCGAGCTCGGGCTGCTCGGTGTCGCGACGGTGGATCGGCAGGAGGATCCCGACGAAGTCGCGGTCGACCTGGACCGTCCACCCGTAGGCGCCGATCCCCTTGCGCAGTGCCATCTCGAGGCGCAGACCGTCATCGCCGTATGCCTTCGCCGACGTGACGAAGCGGGCGAGGAGCTGCGGGTTCACGGACGCGTCCGCGGACTCGTCGGGCGGCGTGTCGAGGAACCGCGCGGTCACGCCCGGGATGTCGGGGTACGACGACTCCGACTCGCCGAGCGCGGGCAGCCGCGGCACCGACAGCGAGCGCCCCTCCATCACCGGGGAGTCCTCGAGCCACGAGACCTCGTCGTGGGTAATCCGGAGCGTGAACGCCTCCTCATTCCACATCGCACGCTCGTCCTTGTTCGACGGCGGCGTGAAGACAGCGAGGACCTCGCGCACCGACCGAGGCTCGAGGTCGACGACCGCGAGCTCAGGCAGCGCGACGACGTCGTGCACGTGGATGCGCGCAACCGCGGCCGTCGATCCGGCCGACGCCGAGACGAGCAGACGCCGAGCGGACTCGAACGTGAACCGGACCCGCGAGAGCGTCTCCGTCGAGCCCACGTGCGGCAGGACCGCCGCGAGCGCGCACCGCGTCGACGCGCGGCCGATCTGCACCTCGAGCGCGCTCACGGGCGGCGCTCCCGCCTGAGCGCGCGCGTCGCCTCGTCGTCGGGCACGCAGCGGCCCTCGTGGCTCACGTCGAGGCCGCAGTGACCGCCCCACGTCCGCTTCCCGCACCAGCGCGACGTCGCCGCGCAGTCCGGGCAGAGCCAGCAGCCCTCGCGGTCGAGGACGAACGGGCCCGTCGTCGAGCCGCACTCGCACCGGGTCTGCTCGTCGACGCCGGCGATCGCCGTGGCCGTGACGACGCCAGGGAGGAGGGCGGCAAGCTCGGTGCGCGCGAGCGTCACGTTCACCGCGCTCTGCATCGCGCGCAGCGAGCGGACGTTCGACTGCTCCGCCGCCACCGCGTCGAGCAGGTGCGGCAGCGCGTCGAGCGCCTGCTCGTGCTCGTGCTCGTTCACCTGCTCGCCCGCCGCGATGACCGTCGCCGCACGCTGGACCGCGAGCAGCGCCGAGTACTCCTCGGTCGTGATCGTCGTCGTCATCGCGCGCACCCAGCCGCGATCGCCGAGCGGTGGGCCCAGCCGCGGACGGCCGCGGCGGCGAGCGCGGCGCCGTGGACCGTGCCGGCGAGGGTGTTGCGGACGTACCGCGTGAAGTCGTCGTAGGACTTGGTGGGGTCGAGGGCGTGCTCGAGGTAGACGCGGGTCTCGGCGGCGACGTCGTGCGCGACGAGCGCCGCGGCGAGGGAGTCGGCCGCGAGCGCGACGCGCAGGGCGTGGAGCTCGACGTCGACGATGTCGGCGACGGTGCTGTGCGCGAGCGCGCGGCCGAGACCGGCGGTCTTGGGGTCGGCGACCCAGGTCGACGCGAGGCCGAGGAGGACGCGCTCGACGTCGGGGTCGATCGGGCCGACGTGCTTCGCGCTCGGGCGGGGCATGGTCGCGACGGTGTGCTCGATGGCTGGCTGCTCGGCACCAAGCTCGGCGGCGAGCCGGCCGTCGAGGAAGAGCGAGTCGGCGATACGGGTCCAGGTCATGGGGTCTCTCCCGGGGTGGTCGTGGTGGGCTGCGGGGCGCGGAGCTCGTCGAGCACCCGCCCCTCGAGAAGGTCGAGCGGGCGCCAGACACCGACGTCGGCCGCGCCGCCGAGCTCGGCGAGCACGCGGCGCTGCGCGTCGGACAGGCGGCCGGTCTGGGTCTTGAGCTCGCGGAACAGCAGGCGGCCGCGAGCGCCGTGCGCGAGGACGAGGTCGGGGAAGCCGGGCTCGGACCGGCGCGAGTCGTGCGTGTGGTAGACGAAGAACCCGAGCTCGCGCGCCATCGCGACGACCTGCGCCTGCAACGCGGCCTCCTTCATGCCGCGAGCGACGTCGGCGCGGTACTCGTCGCGGGTCATGACCTTCATGCGACGACCGCCCGACGACGGGCGAGCTCGGACATCGCGAGCGTGTCCTCGAGGAGCGCGGCGCACCGACGCGCGGTGACCTCCGGGGTGTCGCCGTACATGTCGGCGTAGGCGCGCACGAGGTCCTCGGGCGGCATCTGGCCAGCGATCCCGAGACGGCGCTCAAGCACCGCGACGCGCTGCGCGGCGACGCGGGCCGCGATGCGCGCCTGACCGAGGCTGCGACGCAGCTCGTGCACGCTCACCGCCGGGTCAGGGAACGGCGGGACGACTGCCAGCGTGGCGGTCATGACGCACGCTCCGGGCACGATGCCGGGTCGAACCCGTCGCACGCGTCGCAGATGTGGTTGTCGATCGCGACGACCGGGCCGGCTGAGGTGAGCGCGGCGACGGTCGTGTCCGGACCGGGGCGCTCGTCGGCACGGATCTCGTCCTCCCAGCACTGGCCGCACGCGACGCCGCCCACCCGGACCCGGGCCGTGTGGTCGCAGCGCGCCGCGACGCGCTCGGCGAGCCGGTGGCGCTTCGTGAACCACGCCGACCGGGTCGGCGCCGTCAGCGACGCCGAGCCCGTGCCGGACTTCTCGACCTCGCGGGCGAGTGCCGTTGCGTCGCGCACGGTCAGCTCCTTGCGCTCGACCATCTGCTGCGCCTCCGCCGGCAGGACGAGCAGCCGCAGCCGGGCCGAGACGGTCTCCACCGAGTACCCCGTGCGAGCCGCGATCGAACGGACGTCGAGGTGCTGGCGGAGCGCCTTGAACATGCGCGCCTGGTCCATCGGCTCGAGGCGCTCGTGCATCGACGCGGCGAGCATCGTCGAGAGCTGCGCGTCGTTGTCGCCCGGACGCTGCGCGAGGCACGGCAGCGCGCGCACGCCGACCGACTTCGCGGCCGCCAGGCGGCGGTGTCCGTCGAGCACGAGCCACGTGTCGCCGTCGTGCTTCTGCACCACGAGCGGCTGCAGCACGCGGCCGAGCGCGAGGATCGACGCCGCGAGTTCCGGGTCCGGGACCGACCGCGCGGCCGGGTTCTTCGGGTTCGGGCGCAACTTCTCGACCGGGATCGCCGGCAGACCGCCGGTCACGACTCCGCCTCCGGGAAGCGGCCCGCGAGCGCCTCGGTCTCGACCGAGGACGGCTCGTAGCCGAGCGCGACGAGGAGCTTGTACCAGGCGGCCACGATCCAGACCTCGTCGCCGGTCGCGGGGTTCGCCCAGCGCCAGCCCGGGATCGGCTCGACCGCGGCCGCGAGCGCCGCGAGGACGAGCTGCGGCGGGGCGAGCTCGGCGACCCGGGCGCGGTACGCCGCGGCGCCCGCTTCGTACTCGTCCTCGCCGGCGTCGAGCGCGGCGTTCGTGGCCTTCGCGATCGCGTCGTCGGCGCCGATCCACGATGCGAGTCCGTCGTCGATGCCGTCGTCGCCGCCGAGGTAGGGCGCCTGGTCGGTCGTCCCGGCGGCGACCTGCGCGGTGAACGCGAGGAGCGCCTGCAGCGCGGGCGTCGAGCGGTCGAGCGTCTTGCCCTCGACCAGGCCGTGGACGAAGTCGCGACGCAGGGTCGCCGACGTGTCGACGAACTCGCGGATCGCGGCGGCGGCGCGCTGGTTCGCCTCGCGCGCGGCGGCCTCGGCCTCGCGCTGGGCCTCGCGCTCGACGTCGAGCGCGTCACGGCGCGCGATCGCGTCGAGCTCGTCCGTCGTGAGCGGGCGCCAGAGGGTGTAGCCGACCTGGTACTGGTACCGGCGCGCCCACCAGCCCTCGCCGAGGCCGCGCTTCTGCACCACCTGCTCGGCGTCCTCGCCGAACCAGAGGTATCCGTCGTGGCGCAGGCCGTCCGGCACCTCAGCGTCGACCGAGTCCTGCACGTCGACGCCGGCCTTGCGCAGGACCGCGCCCTCCTCCGCGTAGAACGAGGCGGCGCGCCGCGCCTGCCGGGCCTTGTTCACCGTGTAGTTCCACTCGTGCGTCCCGTGCGCCGCGGCGATCTCCGCCTGCAGACCCGGGTTGTCGTCGAACTCCTCGAGGACGTCGACCTCGTCGAACGTCAGCGCGGAGCCCGAAGCCGTGAGCGCCGTGAGGACGGGCTCGGGCTTGCGGGCGATCTTCGCGCGGCGGGACACCCAGGTGTCGGAGCGGCCGAGGGACTCGGCGAGCGCGTGCTGGGTCGGGGCGTCCGGCAGGTCGAGCAGGCCCTGCACCATGACGGCTTCCTCGACGAGCGTGAGGTCCTTCCTGCTCTGGTTCGCGCGCAGGAGGAACGTCGCCGCGGCGACGTCGTCCATCGCGACGACGCGGACCGGGACGAACAGCATCGCGAGGTGCTGCGCCGCGGCGAAGCGGCGGTGACCGGACAGGAGTTCGTACTTCCCGTCCTGCCCGGGCGCGGGCCGCACGACCAGGCGCTCGTAGATCTCGCCCGCGGCGCGGATGTCTGCGGCGAGGTCTTCGTCGACGTCGGACCGGCCGGGCGGGTTGAGCGGGTGCTGCACGATCTGCGTCACCGGCAGGTCAAGCAGCTCCGAGCTCGCGGCGGGCGTCGTCGGGGCTGGGGAGGGCGCCGCGGGGGCGCTGATGACGGGGCTCATGTGGTGGTCCTTCCTGGCGTGCCCCGCAGGTGGTCGGAGCACTCGGGGTGCGTGGCGTGGTGGATCGTGTGGCGGGTCTCCAACCCGCCGATGAGCGGCTCGTCCGGCGTGATGCGACGGCACGTCGTCATCCCCGGGGAGGCCGCGTGCTGCGCGTACTCGTCGTCGTCCGCGACGGGCGCGGCGTCGAGCGGGACGCGCTTGCGCTTCTGGCCGGCGCGCAGGTTCTCCGGCGCCGGGACGTACAGCACCCAGACGATCGGGGCGCCGCAGCCCGGGCAGTCCGTCGAGCGGCGGCTCACGGCGACTCGGCTGGCTCGGGCGCGAGACGGGCGTAGACGTTCACCCACGCGTTGTGCGCCGAGCGGCCCGTCGAGCGCACGCGGTACGGCGTGCGGTACGGACCGACCTCGAGCGAGACGAGCTCGAGGAGACGGTCGGCGCCCTTCGTCGCGGCGTAGAAGAGGTTCGCGCGGGCCGACGGCGGGATGCCGGCCTCGTCGAGCTGCGCGCGCACGTCGTTCACCGAGACGAGGTCACCCGGCTCGACGGCGAGGATCACCGAGCGGAACGCGGCGCGGTGCGCCTCGGTCAGCCGCTCGCCCGACCGCTCCCGGCCCTCGTCCGCGAGCGCCCGCGCCTCGGCGGGGGAGACCTCGGTCGTCGCGGTCACAGTGCACCTCCCGCGGCGCGCGCCGGGGTGCCGGCGTGGGCGCCGAGGATCGCGGCCCACGTCGTCGCGCACGCGAGCTGCTGCACCGAGCCGTCGCCGTGGCGCAGGGTCACGGTCGCGATGCGGTCGACGGCGGACTCGACGAGCTCGGCGAGCGGCGTCGACCACGGCGAGCGCGCGACCGACGGCGCGACGGGCTCGCGCGGCGGGGCGACGACGGCGAGCGCCTGCGCGATCGAGACCGACGGGTCGATCAGGTCGCGGGCGACCTTGCGGGCCCACGCGGTGCGCGCGGCCGCGGTGCGTGGAGCGTCGCCGTGCGGGACGGGCGGGTGCTGCACCGTGCGCGCGCGGCGGGGCGTGTGCCGCGGCGGGGCGGCGAGCGCGTACTCGACGCCGGCGGGCACCGAGGGCGCCGTCGCGACGAGCGTCGTCGTGCCGTCACCGACGACGACGCGCACCAGGTGCGAGGCCGCGGGCCGGAACCGGCGCGGGGTCAGGAACGTGCGGAGGATGCTCGGCGAGCGCCGGGCGGTCGTGCGGGGCATGGCGTGGTCCTTCCTGGTCGTGGTGGAACAGGTCAGGTCTCAGGGGGTGGGGTGCTCGCGGCGCGGGCGGACCGTCGTCGGGGCCGCCTGCACGTGCATGGGCTGGATCGGCGCGACGAACACGACGTCGCCACCGACGAAGAGCTGGACGACGGGGGAGCGGACCGTCAGCACGGCCGTCGAGCCGTCCGGAGCGGGCAGCGGGTCCGGGTAGCTGCCCGGCATGAGCACGACGACGTCAGACAGGACGCCCTCGAACGACTCCGCCGGGCGACGGCCCGCCGCGGGACGCGCGACGATCACCCGCTCACCGATGAAGTCCGGAGCGCACGACGCGACGTAGGCAGCCGGCAGGGTCTCCCACCCCGACGCGGCGCTCACCGGACGCCTCCCGCCACACGACGGCGAGCTGCACGCGCCGCGCGGCGACGAGCACGGCCCGGCGCCGTCATGAACGCGACGAGCAGGAACAGCGACACCGGCACCAGCACCGCTCCGAGCACCTGCGCGGTCCGCCACGGGAGCACGAGCAGCACGCCCGCACCGATCGCGAGCCCGATCGTCACCGCGAGCACGGCCGCCGGCGCGGGACCGGAAGGGCGGGCCGTCTCCATCACGCCACCGCCGATCGCGACGACGCCACGCGGTGGGCGTTGTGCCCGGCGGCGCGCTGGCCGATCGTCAGGTTCACCAGGCGCTGCCGCTCGAGCTCGAGGTTGTGCACGCTCCGGACGCCGACGCGCGAGGAGCAGTCGACGTCGACGAGGTCCACGAACGGGTGGGCGAGCCTGGCCGGCGTGTCCTGGTACAGCGTCCGCGGCTCGTCGTCCGACCAGACGCCGTAGACCCGCGCGACCTCGACCGCGTGCCGCAGATCCGCCGCGAGCGCCGCGAGGCGCACGGCCACGTCCGGCTCGCCTTCGACCGCGCGGCACGAACGGCACGTCACCTGGCCCGGCCGGGCCGTCGTCCGGCCGAGGATGGCCCGCGCGCCCAGCGTGCGGCACACCACGACCGACGCGAGGACGCCCTCGCCGATCGCGGCCACCGGCAGCGGGCGCACCAGGTGCACCGCCCGGCGGCTCATCAGGCCGCCGCCGCGACGACGGTCAGGCCGCGGCGCGCCGCGATCCTTCGCTCGAGCTCGGCGAGCGACGGGCCCGTCGGGGTGTACGCGCGACGCGCGGCCTCAGCGACGGGCAGCTCGTCGAGCTGCTGGTACGCGACGGCCAACGTCTGGCCGGCCGCGGCGATGCACTGCTCGCGCGTCGGCCGCTGGCCGACCGACGCGCGGATCTGGGACGATGCCACGGTGGTGCTCCTTCCTCGGAGTACTGCTGGCGACGGCCTCGGGCGGCTTCTTGGCGGAGGAAGCCCGGGGTCGTCGTGCTGTCTGGGGTCACGCGGTGGCCGCGAGCGCGTGCCCGCTGGTGTGCATGCCATTGGGCGACGAGGGCATGGGCTCGGCCTCGCGAAGCTCGAAGAGCTTCTCCCACGGGGTGTCGAGGCGGGCGGCGAGGGCGATCGCGAGGTCCTCGGAGATGTTCACGAGGCTCCCGTTCTCGATCGCCCAGATCGTCGTCTGTGTCCGGCGGACGAGCATCGCGAGCTCGCGCTGCGTGTACCGCTTGTTCTTCCGCTGACGCTTGAACTCGGCTGGGTCCTTGACGTGCATCCAGACCTCCTTCCGGAGACGGGGCGGGCGGCGGCGAGCGCCGGTTCGTGCAGTCATCTTGCACCTCCAGTTGTCGGGTTGACAAGTGGAACGTAGCGCGTTGAGCGCTACTTGTCTACCTGACAACCGCAGTTTTCACCCGCTGACGTGGCACGATGGGGCCGGTCACTTGTCATGCTCATTGGTGACAGAACTGTCACAAGAGATCACTCACCCAGGAGAGTTATCGCCGTGAGCACCTCCACCACCACCCTGCGCGACCTCGCGCAGCGTGCCGTCGACGAACGCGGGCTATCCGGCCGGCGCCTCGCCGACTTGGCGCGGGAGCACGGGTTCGAGCTCACGCACTCGACCTTCAACTGGATCCGCTCGGGCACGTACAAGTCGCGCCCCAGCCCGGAGACCGTGAAGGCGATCGCGTGGCTCGCCGGCGTTCCGGCGGCAGAGGCGTTCACCGCGGCTGGCCTCCCGGTACCCGGGCCGCCGTTCGCTGACGAGCTGCCTCCCGGAGTGGACAACCTGTCGCCGAGGAAGCGCAAAGTCGTCATCGACCTCCTGAGGGTGCTGATCGAGGACGAGGAGCGTGATGGCGATGACCGAGACGCCGCCCCCACCAAGCGGGCCGCGGGGAGCGCGGCCGTCAGCGAGCAAGACACCCCGGAGGCCGAGGCATCGGACGACGAGTCGTCCGATGGTCCTCGCAAGCACTGGACCCCCGTGACCGAAGCGGACATCCGAGCAGGCGCCGCGCTTCCCCGGGCAGAGGGGCACGGACGTAAGAAACGGACAACCGGCAGAACGAAGCCACGGCACACGTGAGCGGGCAAGAGCGGACGGCAGCACTGCCGTTGATCCCCTGGGTCATGGCCGCGAGTGTGAGCGCCCACACCGACACGAACTGGCGCTGATGTGCCGTTTCCGGCACGATCCGACCACCCCGCGACCTTGCCAAGCGGGTGAAGTTTCAACGAAAGGGAGAGGGGCGGGGGGCCAGTGACCAGCAGGAACGCACTGCCGGCGGGAGTGCCGGATCTCGGCGTGGACGACAAGCCGGGCTGGGAGACGGTGACCGCGCTGATCACGGTCAAGGCGTACCCCGTGATCGGGCGCAAGACTGGCGAGTCGGTGTGCGTCGCCGGCGTGAGGCTCGACCGTCCCGAGCGCGAGTTCGTGCGCCTGTTCCCGGTCCCGTTCCGCGAGCTCGCCACCGAGAACCAGTTCAAGAAGTACGCGTTCGTCCAGGTGCGCGCCCAGAAGGGGATGACGTCTGATCGGCGCCCCGAGAGCCTGCGCCCCGACCTGTCGTCGCTCCGCGTAGGGGAGGTCGTCCCCACGGCGCGCAGATGGCATGACCGGTGGGATCTGCTCGACCCCCTCGCAGGAGCGACGACGGCCTGCAGGCTCGCCGCCGCAGCCAAGGTGTCCGGGCAGGATGCGCCCTCCCTGGGGCTCGTCAAGCCCCGCGAGATCCTCGACGTCACGGTTGCGGACAACCCCGACTACAAGAAGGCGACGGGTCTCGGCGACATGCCGGAGGCCGACCTCTTCGGGAACGTCCTGACGCCGCTCGAGGCCACGCCGTTCATCGCGAAGTACCGGTACTACTGCGAGGACTGCACCGGCAACCCCCATCACCAGTCGATCATCGACTGGGAGGCCGGTCAGCTCGGCCGGCGCCTCCTGCGCGAACACCGCACCGCCGAGCAGGCGCGCGCAGCGATCCGCACACGGTTCCTCGACGAGATGGCGTCTCCGACCAAGGACACGCACTTCTACCTCGGGAACCAGCACCAGTACCCCGGGAGCTTCATGGTCCTCGGCGTGTTCTGGCCCCCAGCGGGCAGCCGACCGCTGCCCGGCCTGTTCTAGGCGGGCACGAGCTCCCGCTCGTCGTGCGGCGCCCGTGCGCGCAGCGCGTCCAGGACGAGCGAGCGGTGACAGCACCGCTCCGCCGCCTCGAAGCACAGAAGGAGAACCGTGCCCCGAGCCTGCAGCGCCTCGATCACCTCGAGCGCCTCCCGCGCCTCCGGAGTCGAGAGCACCTCGTCCGCGAACCGCCCGCGAGCCTCCCGGCCCTCGGTCGTCGACGTCTCTGCGAAGCCGGCGCGGTTGTCCTTCGGGTTCCCCAGCGCGCGCAGGTGCACGTACTCGACCCCCGCGGCCGCGAGCGCCGAGGAGAGTGCCGTCTTCGAGAGACCTCGCTTGCGCGAGATCGGGTTCAGCCGGACGTCGACGACGGAGACGACGCCCCAGCGGCGAGCGTCCGCGATGAGGTCGTCCACAGATCGACCCTCGTAGCCCCAGCCCATCACACCGTGTCGTACCGTCATTCGCTGATCGTGTCACGATTCGGCTCGACCCACCGAACCCACGCCGGAGCCCGTCCCGATGAACAGCAGACAGCCCCACGGCGCCCCGTTGCGTGCACCCCGCGCCGTGCTCTACCTGCGGCAGTCGACCTACCGCGAGGAGTCGATCAGCCTCGAGCTGCAGGAGACCGCCGGGCGCGACTACTGCGAGCGCCAGGGGTACGACGTCGTCGCCGTCGAGCAGGACCCGGGGATCTCCGGGCGCACCTGGAACCGGCCCGCCGTGCAGCGCGTGCTCGGCATGATCGAGGCCGGGAACGCCGACGTCATCGTGCTGTGGAAGTGGTCGCGCCTGTCCCGCTCGCGTCGCGATTGGGCGATCGCCGCGGACAAGGTCGACGTCGCCGGCGGGCGCATCGAGTCCGCCACCGAACCGATCGACGTCGCGACGTCGGCCGGCCGGTTCGCGCGCGGCGTCATGACCGAGCTCGCCGCGTTCGAGTCCGAGCGCATCGGCGACGGCTGGCGCGAAGCCCACGCCCGCCGCGTCGCCGCCGGCCTCCCCGCGACCGGCAAGCCCCGCTGGGGGTACGCCTACGACCGCGAGGCGAAGATCCACCGCCCCGACCCCACGACCGGGCCCGTGCTCGCCGACCTGTACCGCCGGTACCTCGCCGGCGAGTCCGTCTACGCGCTCGTGCGTTGGCTCAACACCGAGGGCCACCGCACCTCGGCCGGGTACGGCCCGAACGGCGGGGGAGGACTCTGGACCGACCGCTCGCTGCGCCGCGTCATGGACTCCGGGTTCGCGGCCGGGCTCATCACCGTCGACGGTGAGCAGCGCCCCGGCGCCCACGACCCCCTCATCACCCCGGACACCTGGGACGCCTACCGCCTCGCGCGCGGAAACCGCAGCGTGCAGCGCGGGAGCGAACGCTCGCAGTACCTCCTCTCCGGACTCGTCTTCTGCGCGTGCGGCAGCCCGATGAACGCCGGTCAGTTCGGGCGCGGCCGCGAGCCCAAGTACCGCTGCCGTGACGCCCACAAGAAGGGCACCCACGACGGCGGCTACATCACCGCCCGGTACGTCGAAGGCGAGGTCCTCGCGTGGGTGCGCGACCTCGCCGCAGGTGTCGACCAAGCCGCGAGCGCCGGGCTCGACGAGCTTGCCGCCCGCCGTGCTCGGCGGGACCCGCTCGGCGACATCGTCCGCCAGCGCCAGGCGCTCGAGGCGCGGCTCGTGCGGCTCACGCGCCAGCACCTCGAGGACGTGATCCCCGAGGGCCCGTACATCGAGCTGCGCGACGAGCTCACCGAGCAGATCGACGCGCTCGCCGCGCGCGAGCTCGAGGCGAGCGTCGCCGCGACGCGCGCGCCGGCGCCGGAGATCGCGCGGCAGCTCGTCGCGGATTGGGATGTGCTCGCGGTCGAGCACCGGCGGGCGATGCTGCGCCAGATGATCGCGTGCGTCGTCGTGACGCCCGGGCGGCCGCGGGGGAGCGTGCATGTCGTACCTCTGTGGGAGGGGTGA